TTCCGCTGTATTAAAACCTTGTAAGGGTCGTACATCACGAGGTGCTAAATAACTTCTTTCCACTGATCTATTTTGCATTTTATACGTCCTTATATTATACGGTTGGAATACCTAAGCCTGGGTTCATTGTGATAACGGCTAATCCTGCGCCGGATACGGTGTAATAATCTACAAACGCATTACCCCATGACTTGCCGGAACCCGGTGTCGAACTACCCGCGGCAACGGTTCCGATAGCGCCCGTGGTATTGTCATAAATCACGTAATCGCCGATTGCGGCTGCCCCCGGAAGGGTCACGATAAACGTACCCATTGTGGCGCACTCTACAATCGTATTATTCGGTACGGTCAAAGTTGGTGCTAATGGAATGCCGCCAGTACCGAACAATGCAACATCTTTGGGGTCAACTAATAAACCGGCGAATGGTAATACACCACCCGTATTGCCCGCGGCACAAATGCCTTGAGCGGTAATGCTGCACATGGTTGAGCCGATTACATTGTATGAAGCTAGCGCCGATACGAGAGTGAAAGTCTGCGCTCTCGATGGGGAATCGGTATATTGTTCGCCCGGGACGCCAAAACCTTGATTAATAGATACGGTTGATTGAAAACTCATGTTATTTAGCTCCCTTTAAATAGCTGTCTATACAGCTAGATTTAATCGTAGAATCCTTTGCCGTCGCTGCAATGGTATTGGTACGTGCGGCAGCAAGATAACCTTCGATCATCGAAATTTCATGGCCTGGCTGGCAACGTAAACCTAATTTTTTAATACCGTAACTAGCAACTTCTTTATGTGTTTTTGTGGAATGATCAAAAGTACCTACATGATTTGATAAACGTTTTGCTAATTCATCGCGTCGGGATATTTGAATCATAATAGCTTTTGCGTCCATCCCTTTGTCTTTAGGCTTTGACATATCGCCCGGTTTATCATCTTGAGAAAGTTCTTCTTCTTCAAGGCCATCTTGTTCGACATTGGCTTTATTAACGAATTTTTTATATTCGCCTTCTGCATCTTCACCGGCGTGCTTATGGTGCATTTCCATTTCGTCGCCTTCTTTGGCGGTTTTTTCGGAAAGCTCTTTTTTAGCTTCGCTTTCTTTGCCTTCTTCTTTTTCGTAGCCTTTTTCTTCTTCCTTGATGTCCGCGTCGCCTTCTTTTTTCATCATCTTGCTAACGTGGTCTTTTAAAGTTTCTAAGGCGTCCATAATTTCTTCGGGTGACATATTGTCGCCGGTCATCTTTCCTTCGCGCTTTTCATCTGGCATTTTAATGTCCTTACTATCTAATGAAATTTTGAAATGGTCGAGTACGGCCACGTCATGTCCTGATCTTCCCTCCGCTACTGTCGCGAGATGATTGCCCCTAATGTCTCGTTGAATAGCGTCGTACTTCTGACCATCATACACGCCCGAGGTCAAATCATACAAGCACCTGTAGCCTATCGAAAGTTCCTTTTTGCCGTCCTCGATAAGATTCGCTAATTTTTTTGAGAATATTTTGATGTTACCTTTCAAATATCCATCTTCAAAATAAACGTCCTCGCCTATCACACCATGAATGCCTTTTCTTGCGGGGTCGGTCATGCCCATTTCTTCATCGCCCAGCATGGCGTGTTCGTCTGTCCATGGAAGTAATCGAAATGAATCAAGTGTTTCTTGTTTCGAAAGTTCTTCTTCGGGACGATAGACTTTATAAATTTGATCTGGCGTAAAATCGGGAGAGATGTCCGCGCCTAAATAATCGAACACACCGACTTTGGAAATCGGATTACCTTTAATTTCAGGCCATCCGTTTAAATCGTATTCCCGGGCGCTTCCGTCCTCATCGTAGATTTTGAATGTCTTGCCGTTGTCGCCGTCTTTTACTTCTTCGTCTTTTGATTTACGTGCCTGGGAATACGCGATTGCCGCTGCTTGTTTAACCGGCATATCGGGGTGAGCATTCTTTTCAATCTCAATATTTTTGCTAATCGCTTTCTCAGATTTTCCGCCGACGAGAGGCATAATTATTACTCCTTTAAATCGTTATTCCTTGAATTCATTAAATCAATAAATCGTTATTTCCAATAGTGAAATACCGTTTGTAAAATACCCGACATAGCGAGTAATACTCCCGTAGACCCAATGAAAAGTTTATACATTTCGCTTTTCATTTCTAAAATTTTTGTAGTTAAATTTAATTCAACTTCCTTTAATTTAAAATCGAAATGGTCTTTAGTAACTAAGGTACTTTCGATAATCTCAGCTAATTTTCTTGCGTGAATTTCGCATTGTTTATCAGGCGTTCCAGCTTCTTTTAATTCATGTTCATAACTTAATATCTGTTTAGCGGACGCCATTAATCTTCTCCTTCGAATCTGATAATCGGTAAAATTGTACATCTGCAATTGACTGGGTATCCTGGTATTCCTCGATCTTGTGGTGGGACTCCTAATGCCGCTTGTTGTGCTTCCAGATTCTCAAAATCAAAGATATGACCATTAATCTTTAAATGTGATTCTCTGGGCGTTTGACCGCCTCCAGAATGTACCCACTCAAATTGTTTAATACCTATCTTTTGAAGACGTGCTTTGTTAATCGAATTATACGCTTTTCTAGTTTGATCGAGTGCAATATTTTTTGCTCGTCGATCTGTCATACCATCATACTTTCGAATTTCAGGAACAAGGTCGGCTAAACCTTGCCCTGTCGTAATAGAACGCATGACGGCGCCAGTCACATCTTTAAAGTATTGTTCAGGAATAGATTTGATTAAAGAGACGTTTTCTGCGACAAGTGCTTTTGCCACTTCTTCCATGCCTGGCGTAACAATGCCCGTTTTTAATGATAGGCCACCGCTCAATTTCTTTAAGCTGGTATGTAAATTCGTCTTACTAATCCCAGAGGCACTATTTATCATCCGTTCAGCTAGACGTTTTGATTTAAATGCAAATAGCTGGGTAAATTTATCCATTAACGCATTCATCAAGATTCTAGCTTTTGATGATATGCTCGCATCCATCGCAGACGCCTGTTTCTGGGCTTCGATATATTCCTGGGCTACTTCGCTTGAGAATAATTTTTTAATTTCTTTCTGAGTTTCTTCGGTCATTTCTTGTACTAACCTCGTTAATGCGTTCTTATATTTATCTTGCTGCGACGCATTATAAAGCAAATGAGTACCACGTAAAGTCATATCACGATTCTCAGCCCACCTCGCTTTACGTTTCGTTAAAGGTACTTTTCTCATAACTCGCCTTTTTCCTCGGGTTCGAATAGCTCGGTATTATTTGGCATTTCTTCTTCGAGCCCCGTATACCCACTGTCCGGGTCGTTGATGACCCGTTGCCTTTCGTCCTGCCCGTCAATGGCGCCAACTTGAGTCAACCAGTTGCCTGTCTCTGCTTTCATCTTGTTAACTTCGGCTTGTTCTTTGGCGGTCATTGCATCGAGTGGTTTAAATGTAACGGTTGTTTTAAAAGGTGTTATGCCAAATTTTTTTACTATTTCAGATCGAATCAATATTTGATGATGGCGTTCAAGCAACGGGATAAGTGCATGACATTGGATACTTTCGAGCATTTCATGATAGCTCGCTTCTTCATGCTCTCCGGTTGCATTAAAGCCCTTGGGTTGAGTGCCGAGTAGTTTAGTAGCGGGTACATTCGCGGCCGCCGCTACGAGCTGGTATTGCGTCATGATGACCGCATCGAGATCAGCGAGGGACGTATCAAACTGTTCCATTTTTTCATCAATATCAAGTGCTTTAATTCCGTAGTTATCACGAAAGAACGCCCATTGTTGAATACGTTTTGTGAACCCTTCCTCGTTAGCAACGGCTTGCGCTAAATCCACGTGAATAACGTCAGAACGCTTTGTAAGGGCAAGCATTGGCGCTTCATTAGCCGTACGTTCCGCCGCATAGACGCGCTCATAAATCTTTTGAGGTATCGGAATACCGCCATAAATGTACGTCGGTTTGAGAATATCCGCGAGTTCTTCGGTGCGATATATAACGAGGTGTGACCGATGCACCAATTTACCCGCAATATTCCACCATGTAGGTTCATAAAAATGGATACTACTCGGATCACCCGCCGCTTGTGGGTCGAGCTGCGGAGAAATCCAATAAGGGTCAATTTGGCTAATGCCTTGATAGCTCCCCTCCGTAATGCCATCAATATTAAACGGTTTGAAGTAGTATTCGTCATCGGTTGAGTCCACTTTAAACATTGCAATTCGTATCCCGAATACACGACCGAATTGGACGAATTGGATGAGATTATGCGTAAGATTATATTTAACGTCTAATTCGCGCATATAGTCTAGTACTTCGGGTTCAACTTCGGTGCCATCGTTTACGGTTATATCATAGCCTTTACGTGTCGAATCTTCGGCGGGCATTAGACAACATTTCGATATCAGCCAGTTTTGCGCCATCATGGCGCACAATTGCCAACCAATAAATGTTTGATTTGCATACCATAGTAATAAATTATTTGGCACAATATCGCTGCCGTAAAAAGACGATTTAATACTCTGCGTATCCATCGCAAATGACATATTCGGTATTTTTTTTGCAGCGTCCATCGTAACTTGTAATTCAGGATGGATAGCATCTTTAAATAAAAAATCTTTTAATTTTTCTAATCGTTCTATCGTTGCATGATAGCCCAATTCATCTGTACTGAAAATTTGCCTCGGTTTTTCAGGCTTCGGGAGTTCCGCGATAACTGGTTTTTTAAATCTATTCCAAAGTCTATTGAACATCCCAAAAACTCCTTGATTTTTTATAGGGGGCAAACGCTATCATAACCGCATCGTACAAATTTGGCGAACGTGCGCCGTCAGGGGTTTTATCAATAATGATCTTACCGGTATTGTCTGGCGAAAAAGTAGGTTGCGATAATTCCATGATAAGCTGACGGCTTTCTGGTAATGCACTCGAAATCGAAATAATATCTCCGGCGTCATACTCCATTTTTTGAACAACGGCACGATATGTTTCTTGGAACCGTCGGCGTAATGCCCATCCTGCTTGGGCTTTCATATTCTTAAAAAAATCTTCGTTGGTACGGCCTTTCTTGTGATCGCGTAATTCTCGACTACGTTGGAATGGGTCACCTTCTTTGTCGATCACTTCACCCGACCCTCTAAATGGAAATACAGGCAATTTCATTTTACGACTTTCATTTATGACGCGAGCGTCCCCGCGCACGCCAGCACCAAGGCCGTCCGCGTCATAGTAAAGCTCATCATATCCTAATAGGTCGCAAAGCATGAAAGCTTTATTTACTGATTTAAAGATATCATCACCTTTGCCCGACCAAGATTCTAAATACTCAATGAGGATGCCATGACGCCCCGCAGCTCCCATTTTATCCCGGCCTTCGTCTGCAATATCTAACCCCATGCGTCGGACGCCTGATACGGTAATGCCTAATTTGATATGAGCATCTATAGCGGAATTGACCCACTCGGCAGGAATCAAAACGCCTTCGACTGAGGCAGAATAATTTAAATCAAGTTCTTGAGCAATGATCACCGGGTCGTCAAGATACTCGCAACGCCGTCGATACCATTCTTCGTCTTTGCGTGGGTCGTCGCGCCAGTGTAGACTAAATGTTGATATCTTACCGCTGAACCTCTTTCGCGCAAACGGATTCGTCATCGAGTTTGGCGTTGAGATATCAATTCTGCAATTCGTCGTTTCCGAAAGTGACGCATCGACTAACTCAGGTCTAGGTAAAAACGCCGCCTCATCCACAACATAGAAGCTTGCTCTATCTCCGCGCCCGATACCGTCTCCCGCTTCACCTGAAATAATCGACCCTGTGTCCGGGAAGCTAACACGCATGTGGGCGGAATGTTTCTTTTGGTTCCATGAGCCCCTGAATTCCTGGGGAACATTAGAGACGAATTTACGTACTTTGTAGAGCAATGATTTAGGGTCGCCAATTTGATCGACATATTCTTGCTTACGAGAGCCGAACCCCACGCTCACCCCATCATTTAAAAGGCATACAGACGACGCTATTGCGGTTGTAAGCCACGACATACCCATGTCTCGGGATTTATCGGCGAGCCCTGGTTCACGGTTTTTCCATCGCTCAATGAACCACTCTACGAATTCCTCTTGCCGGGGAAATAAAATAAACGGAACGATAGCCGGTAAGCCACGATCGACATTACGCGGGTCATAGGTCGTCCCCCAATCCGTAATAAACTGCGCGATATTATCCCGATAGAAAATTTTAAGTGCGTCAAATTGATGAGGCTTTTTACGTAGTTGTTCTAATCGAGCGAGCCGCCATTGAAAGGCGGCTACGTAGTCGGGGTTCTTAAAGTCAAACTCGAACGGAATAATCACAAGAAAACCTTAAACGGCCTTTTTATCTTTGGGCGCTTCTAAGTTTGTTGCTCTTTCAACAACGGCATTTGCGACGGCTAACTTTGCGGTCAGTTCGTCAATTTGCTTTTGTTTCGCAGCGGATTCATCTGCCATTTTTGTACCCGACGCTTGCAAGATGGAAAGTTGGGTTCTCGTTTGAATATTGCCGTTTAATACTTCGCCTACGGTTTGACTCAATACCGCTTTTTCAGTTTGCATATATTGTATGCCTTGCTGCATTTGTGCATTGGCGGCATTTGCATTTTCCAATTGCTGTTTTAATTGCACGTTAGCCGCTTTTAAATCATCAATTTGTTTCTGTAAATCTAACATAACGTTTCCTCTATAAATTAATAAAGTCTATACCAAGTAGTCGTTGATACATTGTATATAAATGAAAATCCTTGACCGGCCACAAATGCAACAGGCGCATTTAAAAGACTTTGCCCAGCATTAGGACTCACTGTTAAGGTACTAACAATCTGCGAGCAAGAAAAACGTACTTCTTGGCCGTCAATTGGCGCTGCGGGCATAACGATAGTTAATGCTGCAAGGGTTGTAGCAGGATTCAATATAATCGTTTTTACATTATTTGAAAATGTAATGCTCTGACCCGTCGTTGGAATCGTTACAGCTTTAGATTGATCCGCGGTTCCTTGGTGATTAATAAAATTACTATTTGTATCAATGGAAGTCGCTAATGTTGCACCCACATAATGATAGAAACCGCCCACAAAACTCATAACAAATTGATCACCGGCTGAGTCAGTCGGAGGTGTCCCGCCGGTACTATCTGTGAACACAAAAGACCCGGCGTTCGTTTGCGTTGCATCAGTACCAAACGCAAGCCCTTGACCGCCATTGACCGTACATCCGATGCCCATCGCGAACGATAGATTACCATTTGCAGTATTTTGATATCCGAAGATAGAGGAGTTATTTCCTGACGAACCGAAAGTATGTAATGTTCCAACGGCCAATGAATCACTTGCGCCATTATTGGTAACGGTATTTGCACCGAGCAAATACATACATAACGCGCCGGTGTCAAAAACATTTAATGACGATGATTGCGCGGTTGTGCTAGACGTACCGAAAAGTAATTCACCGGTATTTATGCCGCCGTTAGTGATTCCTCCGCCTCCTCCGCCACCCGCTTGAAATGAAAGATTACCTGCGCCATCCGTTGTAAGTACATACCCGCTTGAGCCGTCAACATCAGGCAAGGCGAAAGTTATAGAGGAGCTTACCCCCGAAGGAACCGTCAATCCGACTGAATGACCTGTATTACTATAAAGATTAATCAGGGCGGGCGTTGCATTAGCAATATCATAAAATTGAAAAACACCACCTTTTGATCGAAAGTCAAACCCGACGGTAGTATCTGAACCAGTTGCAGTAATATTAGGGTTATTTCCGGTGATATTATTAGATGTCGTTATATAATTAACTGAGGACGCAACGGGTAAAAATTCAAAAAGAATATTACCGGGAGCTGTACCACCCGCGAATAGAACAATACTACCTGCGCCTTGGGTAACAATATTCAATCCAACATTAGTATCACTTCCCACCACCCCTAATAACGGCGATTGACCACTAATAGCACTAATGTATTCAAAATAATTAACTGCACTAGCTGTCGGAAGGAAGTGTGCAATGGGAACCGTATTGCTTCCCGACATTAAATAAATGCCGCCCGTTCCTTGACCACTTAATGCGAGCGCGACGTTAGTATCAATACCCTCTGCTTGCAGTAATGGCGCTACTCCGGTAATGGAATTTGAAACGGCAACATTATTAATCGCGCTTACGGTTGCATTAAACGTTAGATAAACATTGCCGTTAGGGTCAAGTAAATGACCCCCGTTTGGTAAAGTTATAGAATTAAACGTGACATTACTGGTAGTCGCAATACTTTGCGGAAGGCTTAAAGTAATAGCACCTGTTGACGCGGACGCAATAACTTGATTTGCCGTCCCTATAATTGACGTAACCCCGCCCGCGGCGTCACTTAAATATATGCTGCACGCGCCCCACTCTGCGCTTAGTTTAGCGATTAAAACGGATTGAGTAGGTAATAACGTTAGTACGGATTGACCGTCAATGGTATCACCGGATTTAGGCGTAAAAGTAACATTGCCCGTACTGGTATTTTTTATGATGAACTGAAAACCATTCGTGAAAGCAGATAAACCTAACACATCTGAAATGCCAATATTCGGCGCGGTCATCTCAAACAATACATTATTGTCTGTGACGACTAAATTAGCGTTACCACTGACATTGGCATACACGAAGTTAAAATTTAAAGTCGTAGGCGCAATTGAACCGCCGGTGATACTAACGGAATTAGACGGCTGTAGTGCCATCGAATTTAAACCGAGGTTAGTACGTGCCGTCGAAACACTCGAAACGTCGCTAAGATTATTAGCGGCTTTCAAATAGCCCGTAATAGTTAAACCCGCGGGCAAGGTCGTACTGATACTTGGAATACCCGACCCATTAGTAACAAGCACGCCGTCTGCAAGCGTTGGCAATAACGCGCCCACGCTGGCCGTTGAATAAACTAGACTACCGTTACTTGCAGTCAGAGCGGCACCTGTGCCGCCCTGCGCTAATGAAACGGGGATTGTAATATTTCCGCCACCGGGTTTTATCCCGAATACTTCGCACCATTTTAGGAACTCTGCTGCACTGATCATCTAAAGTCATCCTTACGTATTCCATGTCCCTGTGACGGCACAATTAAATTTAGTCGATGAACCCGCCGCAATGGATAATGCGGCATTAGCTGCAAGTGCATTAATTGCATCGCCGCTTGCAGGGAAGCAATTAATTGCATTGGTAACGTTTGCGTTTATGACGGTCACGCTCTCGCCCGCAGTTGCCGCAGGTAGCTTTACGCTATCTGCCGCCGTTGCTACGACTGTCACGCGGTTAATAGTAGCCGTTAATGCCGTCGCAGACGCTTGACCGCCGCCCGCGTGCGCGGTAATCGCATTAGTCACCGAAACTTTATTTAAACCTGTCGTAGTAAGACTTGCGAAAGTCACGTTGCTTGCTGGCGCAAGGCCGAGGTTTGTTAATGCGGTAGAAAGGCTTGCTAGGTCACTTAGATTATTAGCGATCAATAATCCGGGATTTGCTGCCCAGGCGGCTGTACCGCCAACAACCGTCATTAGCTGACCGGTTGACCCAATTGCTCGGCGGATATTGTTTGTTCCGTCAAATACTAAGGTATCGCCCAACGTTGTTAATGGGGATACGTTATTAAATGCGGTCACTGCACTTGCCACATCTGAAAGATTATTCGCGGTAAATAGCCAAGACGTCGCATTAAACCGGGCGTTTACTGTACCCCCTGCTAAACCTACAACGATGTCGCTTGATGTTGCTGCAACCGACGCGGGGAAACCGCTCCATGCAATAGTCATTTTATGCCTCCGTTACCATAATAGTTGTTCCATCTTCTTCGGTCATTACTTCGCCGTTCTCATCGACCATAATTTCACTGCCGGGAGGAGTAGCATTATATATCCAATTTGAAATGTATGTGATATTTGTACCATCGTTTAAGAAAGTTTGCACGTACGTGCGCCCTTGATACACAACGGTAATTGTTGATAGGAAACTTCCCGAAAAAATAAATTCCTGCGCGAGGCTTTCTAACGGTAGCATCGCCCCGTCTGTTGCTTGTACTGTTTCACTCATACGAAGTTAGCTCCCTGTCATAATCTGCTGATAAATCCGTGCGGCCTCGATTGGGTCAGTCGTTTTGATAATATAACTCGTTTTGGGGGTGTCGGGGGTAGTAGTATTTTCTTGCCACTCGCTAAAGCGGGCTTGCGTCTTGAGATAGAACATCATTGCCGTTACGTTTCCCTCACGGGCTTTCTGGACAAGTAGTCCGGCCATTTCGGTAATAATGCGGGCTTTGCCGTTCTTAATGGCCGCTTCGAGTTTGGGTTCTCTTTGCACCATCCGTTGAAACGTGACAAATTTAATGTCAAAATAATCAGCCATATGTTGATAAGTGAGGCCGTATCCTGCTAAGGTTCGACACTCCTCGATCATCGAATAACCGACTGTCTTTTTTGTAGGTCTTTTTGGTTTTTTTGCGCTTTTTTTCTTCGCTACCATGCGTTTACCCTTCGATAAAAAACTATACAGTTAAGTTAAATTATCACGAAACGCGGTCATTGTCACACATGCCGCCGAAATTAGCTTTACGAAAAGTAAACCCGCTCACCCCCGGCTATGGTTTTCCGAAAATTTCCCTTGGCTATTGCTACCTGTCTATAACCTCTGAATAGGTAGTCCCGATAGTCCCTAATAAAATTTACCCAAAATATCAATTTTTGTTCAAATATTGTTAGGTAGTCCCGATACCGGTCTATACCGGTTCGTATACCGTCTCACCTATCCCGTCCTTGTATTAACTATATAATTATACTAATAATAATAATAATATTATTATATAAGAGACGGGATATACGGTATATATATGTTGTAGGGCTCGGCAGTACGTGGTATACGGTAAGCTATAGTTGGGTGTATATAGGGGGAATTATGTGGGCGCCAGGAAGTAGCAGTATGGGATCTCGGATATTCCGGATTGAGCAGACAAAAAGAGTCGAAAAGTTTTTTAGAATCAAGGAGTTAGGACGGAGACGGAATACCGTAGGCCGATATCTTTCGATACCGGTTATACGGGACTTCTACAGGATTTTTGACACGGAAAGGAATTACACAAAATCAGTATAGGTCGGTGATTTAAATAAAACAAGAGGAAAATATGACGAAACGATTAACGACCGCGCAAGTAGCAAAAGAGCTGGGCGTATGTAAGCAACGAATAAACGCTAAGGTGAAGCAAGGCCACTACCCTAACCATGGCCGCTGTGAATGCGGCCATGCCATTTTAATACCTAGGGATGACGTTGACCTGGATAAACGCTATAGGGGGCGTATGTCACCCCCAGAAAGCGATTAATCATCCGCTTGGGCTTTGGCATAAGCTTCGGCAATATCATTCATGAGCGTTAGATTTTTATCTTGATGATCATGTTTGATATATAACGCGGGTTTATCTCCATACGGTTGAATTTTCTTAGTCGCACGGCCTTCTTTAAGCGCGGGATGCCAGTCATAGCCCAACGATTGCATCATAGCTCGACGTTTACGACGGGGGATTGCTCGTTCCCTTTTAATTTCTTTCAGTAAGTTATCTAACTCCCTAGAGGATACCCAGCCATTACGAAAACCTGGACGACCTTCTTCGATAACTTCTAATACTTCGGATTCTGCCGCACCTATCCCTTGTTCGATTGCTTCCTCAGTTGAACTGGTAATTGGCGCCCGCTTGCAACCCACGGCAGGATTAAGCTCGGCAGGAATAGGATAGTTTTCGAGAAAATCAGCGATCATTGCATAGCCGTCTTTATCTTCTGCCCAGTCATATAGAACCGTGAAATAATCGCCATCCATGCCGTCGCGTTTGAAGTCATCGACGGATTGCTGCGCGGTATAGAACGGAGCGAAGCGACGGTCATTACGTGTTTTGCGTAAACCTTCCTTGTGATTCGTATTGATAAGGAAGTTCGCGCAAATGTCCCGTGTGACCTTTGCACCGCCTTTCGGTTCAATTTCTTGACGTTCACTGGTTAACATCGGCTTCAAGGCTTCAAACACTTCAGTCTTTGCGTCGAATAAATAAATGTCCTCGACGCCGATAAATATTTTAGCGTACAACCAGTCATTAAATTTATTCGCTATCTCGGCCGCTTTTGGGAAATGACTATAACGGTCGCCAATGGCGAACGCTACGGCACGCGTTAAGAACGTCTTACCGTTGCCTTCGACCCCTTGAATAAGCGGACACCATTGAAATTTGACGCCTTTGTGCTGAATAATCGCCGCGAGGTAAGCAATAATAATTTCCTGATCACGTTTGACAGGAAAAAGCTTCGCTATGTGATTAAGAAATAAAGTCACGTCTCCCTTTACACGCGGCGTTTTAATCTCAAAATAAATATTAACCAAGTTTTGCCCGTTTTTTATAATAATTGACCCTTCTTTGTGATTCGGCAAGAAACAACAAGAATGCGCTCGGGGCGCACGGTATGCTTGAGATTCCGTGAAAGCTTCAAAGGCATTGCGTGTCGTCTTAACATTCGCGGCGTCTAATGGCATGACATAGCCCGCCCAGAAGGATTTAAAACGGTCGGGGGTGAGAAGATAGCCATCTTTGATCATCACTTTGTGTTCGTCTAACACATAGACACAACCCGAAAAGTAAGTCATTTGCTGTTCGACGGTTAAGAAAGTAGTCCCTTCTCTCAAAATCGGCTTTGGTTCTTCCATTTCTTCTAATGCCATTGTATACTGCGGCGGTCTGTCAATCAGATATTCCTTTTGCCTCTCACACGCCTTTCGAATCGTTTGTGGGAGGTAATCTTCTCTCTCCCATTTGTCACGCTTAAGCGCAGACCCCTCCATCATCCTAAGCATTCTTTCGCAATTCTTACCCGTCCAGAACGCTAAATGTTGGGCAAGCGCCATGTCTGCGGTTGAACCATCATAAGTACCTTCTCCGGTTGGCGGATAAGCTTTCGTTAGAACGGCCTCGTTTGCTTCCCAGAGGTCGCGGAAGGTTGCCCCCCGACCGAATACTGCCTTTGCTCCTTTCGACGCCAGGGCGCGTTTTAAGAGCCCCTCATCGTCGGCATTTCCGCTCCATTCCTCGCACGCTTCGGTTGTCCATTGAAAATCGGCGGATTCCTCACCCGCAATAGATTCCTTACCAACAGGGAAATAACTTGCGACTAGCCAACTTAATTGTGCGGTGCAATCCGTCCCGGAGTCACCGTAAGCACTATTGCCAGTCAATGCGACAAAGCGACCTTGAGTATATAACTCAAGCCCGAAATCGGCGTTCTTGCAGCTATGGGTCGGTACTTCGCCTTTGCCAAAGATATGAAGGCCGCGTTTGGAATTTGATATTTCAACCGCTGCCCCTTCGAATACTCCGCATAGCTGGGTCGATATTTCATTCCAACGATTCGCCTCTACGTCCAGGCAGCTATCAATGTCGAGGAAAAAGAACGGGTCATCTTTTGTGAATACGAACCCGACGCCATACGCATGACCCCAACGTTTTGCGGCTTCAATCGCTGTTTTTGCAGTCGTCCATATCTCAGGATTCATAGCGTTAGCAACCCCTCCCGTCCGATAGTCGGCCGGGAGTTTGTCCATTTTATGAAGTTGGCCTTTGCGGGGTGTTACGAGATAAATAATAAATTGTGAATATTCATTTAATGCCTCAAATGCTTTAGGTAAAAATTCCATGTCGTGTAATTCCTATAGTAGAGTTTTGAAATGGGACAAAACTTTCTGTTTTGTCGCCTCCGAGATTTTCATAGTTTGCGGGTCGGCTAGAATGATTCCTTGAGCGATCACTTCAACCACTTCACGCTCAATAGCGGCATTCATAACCGCAAATCGTAAGTGCTTCATGCGCGGAAAATAGCGCGAAATAAGCGGGCTTGATATCTTTGCCCATCGCGCGACTTCATCCCGTGTAATGACATTATATCCTATGCGGATACTTAACTTTATACCGGCAGTAAGAATAATATTCTTGCGTTGTTCCGGTGATACTGCCTTAGCTCTCTTCATACGTACTCTCCCCATACTCTAGTTGTCTACTGGCTCGAAGCTCTAAGCATTCTATAATCGCATTCACGCAATCCGAACACATTAGCCGGTTGCCGTGTTTGCCGTTTATGGCTGCTTGCTCGATATCTTTAAAATAAAATTCTTCTTTCAATTCAACGTTGCACCATGCTACTTCGGTAGCCGTATTTTTAATGTGGTTCATAAAGTGCCTCTCCCATTTGTAAAGCACGCGTCACCGCCCAAGCTAATAATCAATTGAGCCCAACGTAACTGGGCTATCTCACGGTCGGTTCCTTTATATTGCCAATCCGCTTTCTTGACTTCGCGACTAACGAACTGGCCGATTGTCCATCCGATCATTGAGGGCGCAATCACGATAGGCCGTATACCGATCAAGTCAGCGGATTTAATCTCGCGGTTCACCCCCGTTGATTCATTAGCGAGCCCATAACGTAGGAAGGTTCCATCACGTGCGTAAGTTGCCCCCACGTTGTTTCGCCATAACCTCGCGCCCTTTTCGCTCGCTTCAAGCCTAAGGTCGGATTGAATCGCTGATTCAGATACCCCGGGTTTAACGCTGGGTAGTCCGATATTTTCTAAACCGAAGATAACCCTTAGCTCTCCCATGGCTTCCCCTGGGATTTTCCAACGCATTGCCCAGTTATCGAGTTGCATTTAACGTGTCCCTTCGTTATCCTTGAATCCTGTAGGTTATGACGGGCTGCGAAATTTAGCAATAGATTCTTGTATTTGATCCCATAAAGCGTCTGCATCGTTAGACCCTAAGGTTTGTGCCGTCATCACATCCATACCAAAATTAAAATAGAATTGACGATATATTTCGCTGTCCTCTTGGCCGTTGGTTTTTAAATGTCCCGCCCATAAAGCGATAGCCTCCCGTAATTCTTGCTGGCATTGTTGACGCGCTCTCTGTTCGCTAGCGATATGTTTTTGCAGTCCGGGGGCTAAATGAGAGGGAACGCGGGGCGCACCGTCGATACGGTCTATTTCGCCGCGTAA